CTGTATATGAGGATATTGCTCGCGCTGCGCTAACTAACTCAAGATGGCGCTTTGCTACTAATCAACAGCAGATTAGTAGACTTGTAGCGGCACCAACGGGTCGATACGATGCAGCTTACCAGCTTCCGTCTGATCTTATTATGCTAAGTGCTGTAACAATAAACGATGAACCTATTATCTATAATACTTATGGCGATAAGGTTTATTGCGATGCTAACGAAACTGAGGTTCTTGTAGCTGATTATATATTTAGAGCAGATGAGGCTTACTGGCCTCCTTACTTTACAATGGCTGTAGAGTTTCAAGTAGCTGCTATGCTTTCCATCTCAGTCGCTAGGGATGCTCAGTTAGCTTCTTTAATGGAGCAAAAGGGTGAGCAGTTCTTAATGAGAGCGCGTAGGCTTGATTCACAGCAGCAAACAACTAAAAAGCTAAACACTTCGAGGTTTGTAAGTCAAAGGCGTAGCTAATGCAGAAAGTTAGAGTACCACAGAATAGCTTTCAGTTTGGCGAAATCAGCGATTCTTTGATAATGAGAACGGATTCTGCTGTGTATGTTTCTTCTGCACAGCGCGTAGAGAATATGATTGTTACGGCTGAGGGTGCTTTGAAAAAGCGTCATGGCTTAAAGAATCATTATAACTATAGCATAACTTATAATGGAACTTATCCAGAGCAATCTCACTTATTTAAGTTTGAGTTTGATGATAATGAATCATATGTAATTTCTGTTGAGCATCAAAAGGTTCGTTGTTTTTTCTTAGATGACGCTGGAACTTATACCACTGCTGGTGACTTACATCTTGTAGAAACTATTACTCAGGATACTAGCAGTAACGCTTTGCCATTTGATCAAGAGTATTTGCAAGAATATACCTTTGCTCAATATGGCGATGTAATGTTTATCTGCCATCCTTTGTTTGCGCCGCGTATGCTTACAAGAACTGCGCTAGATGCGTTTGAAATTAGTGTTTATAGCTTTGATCAAAGGGCTGATAACAAAGTTACCTATCAACCTTACTCTACGTTTCAAGCTAATGGCGTAACGCTAGATCCATCAGCAATAAGTGGCACTGGCATTACACTTACAACAAGCGCAAATTATTGGGTTCCAAATCACGTTGGGGTTACTGTTCGGTATCATGAGTCTGAAATTTTAATTACAGGCTATACTTCGGCTACAGTAGTTACTGGCGATGTTTTAGACACACTTAAAATAAGATTGTCTGTTTTAAATCCATTAAGAACTGCTGATGGCTCTAATCTTGTAGAGATTACTCATTTAGATCATGGCCTTAATGTTGGTGATGCAATTACAATAGAAGGCGCTAGTGCAACTGGTGGAATTAACACTGCTCAATTAAATGTTACGGATCAAGTTAGAGAGATTATTGACGAGAATACTTACACTTATCAAGCTGGAGGTACTGCAAATGACAGTGAAGATGGCGGTGGTAATGTTAAGGTGGTTTCTCATGCACCAATCCGAGACTGGGATGAGCAGTCTTGGTCGGCTGTTCGAGGCTATCCTGCGGCCGTTACTTTTCATGAAAACCGCCTGTGCTTTGGTGGAACAATAGCAGAGCCAGATAATATTTGGATGAGCAAGGTTGGTAGCTTTTTTAACTTTGACGTAGGTGATGCTGCCGATTCTGATTCAATTCAGATTGTTGCTGCAACAGGCGATGTAAACCAAATTAGATATATGGTTTCTAACCGTGACTTGCAGATCTTTACTGCGACTGGTGAATTGTATGTACCTACCTACTTGAACCAAGCCATTACGCCAACAAACGCTCAGATCAGAAAGCAAACACCATATGGTACTGAGTTTGTTCAGCCAACCTCTATTGATGGCGCTACTATCTTTGCGGAGATGGGTGGCAGGACAGTAAGAGAATATTTATACACAGATACCGAAGAAGCTTATACTGCGACTTCAATATCTACTATTGCCTCTCATTTAATAGATAGTCCTAAGTATTTAACTGTTGTTCATAGCGGCTTTGACCTGCCTGATTCCTATGCGGCTATAACCTTGGGTAATGGCGATATATCTTTGTTTAGTTCTAACAGAGCAGAGAAGAAAGCGTCTTGGACTAGGGTAACAACAGATGGCAGATTTTCTTCTGTTGTTGCTATTCACAATCGTTTGTTTGCGAATGTTTACTATGGCAATAAGCTTTGCTTATGTGAGTTTACCAAAGCTTCTTTGTCAGGTGTAGGCTCAAGAGATATGGGTATAGATAACTTTATTTATGTAGCTGGGTATCCTTGGATTGATGTTTCTAGCCTTTATTCTGTTGGTGATACAGTTACTCTTGGCGTATGGACTACTCCTACAACATGGCTTGGTGAGCATCCTGTTGTAAGCAATAGTGGAGTTGCTTCAGTAGATGTAAGCGCATATCAAAGTTTTGGTGGAAACTTCTGGGTAGGCAGAGCATTTACAGCCAAGATTGTAAGTAATCCTGTAGATGCTTCTATGGGTAATGGGCCAGCAACAGGCGAGGTCAGAGGCATTACCAATGTAGTTGTTGATGTAAAGAATACGGATTCTTTAAGGGTAAACAACAGGCCGGTAATTAGTTCAAACTTTACTGGCAAGAAGGAAGTAAGATTGCTGGGATATAATAGAAATCCACAGATTACCATTGAGCAGGATAATCCTGCTGAGATGCAAGTAAATGGATTAGTAGCGGAGTTAATAGTCTAATGTCTGCCTTTCAATTAATTGCTGCTGGAATTAGTGCATTTGGACAAATGGCTGCTGGGCAAGCTGCTCAAGAGTCTGCTGAACTTGATGCATTTAATACTGAAACACAAAGAGAGCTTAGTAAAGTTGAAACACTTCAACGTCATAATGACAGGCTTGAGCAGTATAGATACAATGTAAAGGCTAATATTTCTGCATTTTATGCGGCTGGCAGAGATGTTGGTTCTGATAAATCTGTATCTGCCTTTCTTCAAAGGCAAAAAGAAGTTGTTGCAGAAGACACAGGAAGATCTGATCTTATGGGTTTCTTTGAGCAAATGAAACTTCAACAACAGGCAACTACAATGAGAGTAGAAGGCAGAGCAAGAAAGCAAGCAGCAACTATTGGTGCATTTACCACAATGGCTCAAGGCATTGCCGACTATAGTAGTACAGGTAAAGGCTCTAGCGGAGGCATATAATGGCTGTTATAAGAGAAAAAAAACAATTTGCTATTGGCCCCATTGGTATAGCTAGATCCTCTTCTGCTGGTCAGATTATTGGAGAACAAGTTGCTAGATCTGCAAATCAAGCCCAACAATATTTTTTTAGACGCGCTGTTGAAGACGCGCAGCAAGCAGGGATTGAAAGCGCTCAAGCTTTAGAGGCTTCTGAAATAACTGCACTTGATCCAGATACAGGTAGGCCAAAGAGTTATGATGGCCCAAAAGGAATGGGGCGTTATGCATTAAAGGCTTATCAAAAAGTTTTGCTATCTCGTTTTGAGCAAGAAATAGCCTCAGAAATTGAAAGCAAATCAAAAGAGTTAGCATTAAAACATAGAAGAAGCCCCGAGGCATTTAAGTCTTCTATGTCTGAATACATTGCTGGCATGAGTAATGTAGAAGAATCTACTGTATTTAAAAATGAAATTGTTCGCATAGGAAATGCAGTTCAAAACCAAAAGTATATAGCGCTACAGTCTCAAGCTATTGCTAGACAAGAACGCAACGATGCAATTCTTTATAAGTTTAATAACTCTGAAGCTTCTCTCAACATTGAAGACTCATTTGCCGCTGGTAACGATGAGCTTGGAAATAGTTTAATTTTATCTGCCGAAAAGCTGGATGCAGATAATATTGCTGCTGGCACCATTCTATCTAGTGAAACTATTGGCAACGCCAAGAATAGAAAGCTCGCAAAGGTTCAAGGCCAGTTTAGATATGAATTAAATCAAGCAATAAAAACTAATGCTTCACGCTTTGATCTTGAGTCTGCTTTAAATGCTATAGACAGTGGTGATTTATCAGGTCTTAGCGACAAGGGATTTAATAATACTTATAATACCCTTGTCAGCGAAGGTGCAACATTTACAGAATCGTTTGCTGCTTTTGCCACTGAGCTTTTACAAGATGGTTTAAACCAAACCAGACTTACTGCTGAAATGGAAACGCGCAAACGTATTGCAGATGATTTAGATACCAAATCTAAAGATAACAGTGAATACTTTGATCTAATTAGCGGAGCTAATTCAGATGTTGCGGGAACGGCTTCAGATGCAGTTTCCAGTTATATGACTGATTTACAGACTCAGCTTAATTTAATCGAGTCAGGTGCGACTCAAGCCGAAATAGAATCTATTACATCTGGGTCTTTTAGAAGATTAAACAACGTTAAAAGCGGAGTGATTAATAACTTGTTTGCTGAAGCTACCTCAGTAGAAGATGTTGTTAATATTCAAAAGTATTTAGCAAACCCAACTTCAGACAACTTAAATAGAGTTAATGAAGCCTCGCAGTCTTTAGCAATTACTTTAACTGATATGGCAAGGAGTAGTCAAAACCCTCAGTTTTTAACTGAAGCTATATCATATGCAGAAGGTGTAAGCGATGAGGTTCGTTTTTCAGAGTTTCAAACGAAAACAGATAATGCTCTTGATTACAATGATTACCTCAAGGGAAGAACATTTCCTAATTTATTCTCAGCAGAAAGTGTTGAGCAAATTGAGCTGATTAGAGAAAATTCATTAGACGAGCTAAACAAAACTGAATTGCAAGCTGGTGATAGGGAAAAGTTTGAAAGTGCGCTAAAGAACAAAACTTCGGAGTCTTTTATTCGCTTTGCATTTAGCGGCATGACTAATCCCAAAGCAATAGAGGCTGCTGCACTTTATGCTAGAGATGGAGTCGATCCTAATAATCTTGTTAGTTCTCAGCGAAAAGCCGTAATAGATAAAGCTAGAGAGGCGTTTGATGATTCGTCTGCATATGGTGCATCTGTAGAAAGATATAGCGATGGAGCAAAGAGACGCTACAATCTTAATGTGAGGATTGCTTCTGATGATAAGCTTATACGAGATGCCTTTGATGGTACTCTTGGAGAAGCAACTAAAGATGATCGTGTTAAGTTTGGAAGGCTTCTAAGTGTACCTGATGATTTTTACACTAATTCAAAATACGATGAGCCTGAGTACGCACAGCTAACTGAAATACTTTCTCAAACGTCTTCTTCTATCTGGCCTCAAGCTCAAGTAGATACTATTAATTCGTTCCTTAACGGAAACATTACTGACCCCGATCAGATCAAAAGAGTTCTTGTGACTTACGCAAAGGCTTCTGAGTTTGTGACAGATCAAGGGCTAGAAGTTGAGTCACGCGGATCTTCTTCGCTTACCTCGAGTCAAAAAGTTTTAATGGATGAAGCCGTTTCATTTAGTCAAATCAATACTGACCCAACTGCCTTAGCAGTTCATATGCAAAAAATAAAAACCACTATGGGCAACCCTGCACTTAAGGCTCAGATGAATGATTACTTTAAAGGAGAAGGTGTAAAGGACGCTAGAGAATTTGTTGCTAACAATTTTCCGGAAGCTCGAATGAATGCAAACTTGTTTGATAGATTGCTTACCAAAACAAGAATGCATTACTTTAAGAACGCTGGTGAAATTAAACCTGAGTCTATTGATGATTTAATCTCTAATCTTCAGTCTGATATAGATAAAAACTTTGTTGAGGATAATCGAATCATTACTCTGTCTGGCTCTAGCCAAACATTGTATCCATTGTCTGTTACTGCCAAGGGCAATGAGCAAGCATTTATGGACTATATCCGCTCTTCTTTAGCGCAAAATTCTCCAAATAAAGATATAGATTGGAACTCTGTTGAGTTTAAGCTGACGCCCGTTGGTTACAATGATGAAGATGGCGGCATGACTTATGGTGTAGTTATTGAAAATGAAACTGGTGGGCGAGACTTGCAAGAAGTTTCTATGCAGCTTGAGCCTGATACAGAAGAACCTGTTATTATTCCTGCGTTCTTTTCTACAAATGAACCTTTTTTTGCTGCTGCTAAACAAAAAAGAATGAAAGCTGCTGAACAAGAGCAAGTAGATATTGCTACAGAAGAAGCGGCTCAGCCTAGTAAAGCTTCAGTTATAGCAGAAAGAACTCAGCTTGGTCGAGCTGTTCAAGAGCGTTTGGGCTTTGGTGTAGAATATAAAGCTCAGGTTGCTCAGAAAAAGTTTACTCAACAAGAGGCGATGGATGAATTAAGAACCATTGTAGATGTTGATAAATATGAATCTCTTAGCTCAGTTAAGCCAGCAATGCTTAGATCTTACGGCAGGGTTGGTGAGGTTCCATTTAATCAGTCATTAATAGCCTTGAGCAGTATACTATCAATAGTAAAACGAGACAAAAATCCCTTAGCTAGACAGCTTGAGGTAGATTTAAAATCAATGATTAGTATTATTAACGGGGTTGAAGACTAAATGCCTGTAAATCCTAATAGCTTTCGTGCGGGGTACTTTGCTGAGGGCGTAGTTGAACAACCAGATCCATCATTTTTTGATACACTTGGTGCTTCTCTTGGTTATAGCTATGCCCCTGCATACAACACTCTTACTAATTCTTTTCGTTACAATCCTCAAAAAGGATATGACTGGCGACAAGACCTAGAAGGCTATGAATTATTTGCGACTGATCTTAATCATGCTGTTAGCCCACAGCACATGGCAAAGTTAAAACAAGATATAGAAGACTCAATATCTAGGCGACAGGTTCTTCAGAACTCATCTGTCCTTTCTCAACTTGGTGCTGGTTTATTTGATCCAATTAACCTTGTTGCCCTTCCTTTTGGCGGCC